TTACACTTCAGGCGGCGACGGCCAGCTGATCTCCTGATCATTTGTGAATACCAGGCGGTTTAGTTTCACCCGGTAGGACTTCCACGCCATCAGTTGATCCGCCTCCACTTTTGTGGCAATACCCAAATCGCTGGCATCCTGGAGTGGTGCAATTTTTTCCGCTGCAGCGGCGATCAATTCTGAACGATGAGCTTCCGCCTGGTCGATTTTTTCCTGCCGGGTAAACTCGCGCGGAATTATTTTTTCGCCGTTCCAAATCCATTCACCGTAAATATTCAGGCCATCCGGCACATCGGCGGTATTGACCTCAGTTACCGAAAGATTCAACGGATAAAGGCGTGACGCGTCAGTATGGTATGATCGGATTACCCCTTTATCATCAAAACAAATTTTCAGCGTATCAGGCTGGAAGCGGGTCAAATGTAGATACCAGTCCAGACCATCTTCTGTTTGAAGATAAATAGCCGGGATCATCAGGTCGTAATATTCAGGTGTGTAAATCGTTAAATTTTTAAGAGTTAATGCCATACCATGTGTCCTATGCAGTGTGACCAACGACCATCCAGCCGATAGACGGAATGTGTTTCTGAATGGGTCGGTAAAATAATGTATCGTTTACAGGTTCGTTACCCTCGGCGTTGTACCCAGTAAGGACACATCCAGCAGGCGCGCGCTGCCATGCATTTTTAGCAATGAGGAATGACCCTTCGGCACCCAGCGCAACATCAGTAATGAAATTTGACTGCACCCAGTTAATTTCTGCCCGCGTTCCAATCTGGCCACTTATCCAGTTTGACAGCCAGCCGCCCCATATAGAACCATAGAGATTCCCGTCATGGCTCAGTCGCGCGCCATTCGGCCCCCAAAAGATCTCACCGGTACGGGAGATAACAAAATCGCCTCCACCCTCATTGCCGTTATTAAGGCGCAGGTCAGAATTACGGTCTTTATAAATATATGCTCTCGCGGTGCCGTCTTTATTTTTAAAAATAATATGCTGACGATCGTCGCTCTCAATAAAAAGACTGGAATTCGACTTAACTGAATTTGCAGTAATTCCCGCAAGTGCCTTAACTGAATTACCAAAGGTAACAGCCCCGGAATTTGCATCAACATAAAACGGACGTAAATCACTGTACTCGCCATCCGGATCACCTTTTTTAGTAAACATCAGATATAGCGTGGAACCGTCGAAACGGAAAAAAGAGCTAATATTTTTCTGTTTAAAGCGGAGTGGGGTCGAGTCAGCGATAACAAACGGCCCTGCCATTTCGTCACCCGCGCGCTGTACAGCGCCGGTAATGCGTGCGTCATCCCCTGCCGCTACAGTGCCAGCTTTTGTCCCAACATCCAGAACTGCTGCCTCTTTCAGCCCAAGGTTTTTCCGTGCCCTGACTATATCCATCACATCACTCAGGTTTGCATCCTGTCGCAGAAACAACCCATCGCCCGTTGAAACCTTCAGCTCGATATCAGCCGTTTCAGACACGGCGAGTCTAAACTGGAGTTTAACGCTGATACCACTTACTGGCTTCTCGATCGCGGCACAGTTCGCTACAGCATAAAGCTCGCCTGCATCGGTCAACAGCCCGACCTCCCTGACTACAAAGCCGCCCACATCGGCAGGCAGTACAAGCTGCGCAATAAACTGATTATCCTGTTCCGGTGAGACCTGCAATGCTGAAACCGCCGCACGATAAACTTCGCGAACAAGGGCTGTTAACGCCGGGTCAGGCTTAACCGGCTGGCCGTTACCATCACCTACTACAAAATCTTTAATTATGACGGGCTTCCCGGTCGCAGTAGACTGCGCCTCCAGCTCTTTGCCTCTGTTGGTCAGAATACTGTAATACTTCTCAGCCATGGCTAAACTCCTGCCTCAATATCAATATCAATCCAGGCGGTGACAGCACCGCCGGTGTAATAAGTTCCCATGGCGCCCAGATCGGCAATCACGTCAATAGAGGTCAACAGACTTCTCAGGTTCTTCGCTTTATCGACCTGCCGCCGGATACGCTGATACAGCGCGTCATCAACTTCCTGAAGGCTGTAAACCTCAATGCGGAAGGTGTAGGGAGCCTTACGCGGCAGATCCTCCCACCACTCCACCACGGTAGTTGGGAGACTGACAGCGCTCAGTGAACGCCTGACAGCGCCGGCAGTACCGCGATGCTGATGAACATATGCTGCATCTTTAATCACCTGCCGCTTTTCAGCCTCAGTCCAGGCGTCTTCCCAGGAATCAACCGAAAATTCCCAGGCAAGCCAGGGCAACAAATGCGCCGGACAGGTATCGGGATCTTTCACCTTACGCACCATGCCCGTATCCAGCGCTGTGATCTGCTCCGAACTGGCCTGCTCCAGTGCCCGCTCTGGCTGGATGGCGGAGGGCGGTAGCAGGGAGCGAAATTTATCCACCGGACCCTCCTTTGCGGGTGACGTTTATCGCACTGCACCAGGGAGCCTGCCCCGCGGTTGCTTCCAGATCTGCGACCGGACTTATCAGCCTGACTCTTGTGACGCCGGGCTGCTGGAGTGCAGCGTAAATCGCGGAAAGCGGTACGAGGCCGTTTATGCGATGCGAAAGCCGGGTGTAACTTGTCAGCGTGCTGATGGCATGTTCCAGCACCGTCTGCGCATCCGGTCCGTCAGGTATATCCAGTTCAGCCGTTACCGCATAGCTGACAATGGTGGCGCTTTTTACGCTTACATAATCAGTCAGAGGCCTGACCTCATCGGCGCTCAGTTCGCTCATCACTTTTTCTGTCAGGCTGGGGCTGGCCTCACCATTCCCGGTTCGCGACAGGACGTAGACGTCTACTTCCCCCGGTCGGTTATGCGTCTCCGGTCCGTAAGCATCCGCATCCAGCACATCGTTATCTGCTGATTTGGCATGGAAGCGGTATGCATTGCGAGCACCTGCCGTATTCAGCTGTGCCCATGAAAGCTGTATACGCTCGCGAAAAGCGTCATCATCTTCATAAACAGGATCGACAGGTGGCACAGCATCCGGATCTCCGGGATTTATCACCAGACGGGAAACGTTAAAGCCCGCGCCAATCTGGTCGAGATCGGCCCCTCTTGCGCTGGCAAGGAAAACTGCGCGTACCGCGTCATTGACTCGCTGAAACGCCAGGGCGAGCTGGTAGGCATTGATTTCACCCTGTTTAAACGCCGGATCAGATTCCACCAGCGCATCAAATACCGGATCCAGTTCGCGCAGGCGTGCCAGCCAGCGGGTAAAAATATCTGCAGCATCCGGAACCACGATGGCATCCGGCACCGCCAGGGCGGACAGGTTAATTACGTCATAACTACTTGCCATATATCGGTATGCCTCCGGTGCTGATAGGAAGATTGTTCTCTTTGTTGATCCCTTCAATATCCACCACACACCCCGTTTCAGTTGCCGGGAAAGAGACGACCACGCGCGTGACCTTCAGCCGGGGCTCCCATCTCGCCAGCGCCGAGGCGGTCGCTGCGATAATACGTAGCCGCGTAAGGTCATCTCGGGGGTTGTCCACCAGCGAAAACAGGTTGCTGCCATAATCACGGACAAGCACCCGGCTACCTACCGGGGTTGAGAGGATGTCGCTGACCGACTGACGCAAATGGTCGGTACCGGACAGGCGTTTACCCGTCCAGCTGTTTACGCCGTTCATAGTATTTTTCCGTATCGGGTCCGCCGGGTGGCGGTACGTTAGCCGAAGTAATCCGGACCAGTTTTATCCTTGCTACCGGATTTTTTAGAGGATTTCGCAGGTTTGCGAATATCAACCACCAGGTTGTACGTGTAGCTGAACCCGGCGGGTGTCAGGGAGTAAACCAGCGACTCCACCACCCAGGCACGATCTTCCCGCTCACCAAAGCCGGACGTGGATACGCCGGATTCTGCGGTGAGAGGGACATGTTCAGGGCGGCAAGGACCAGTAACCGTCATTTTTTGCTCATTGCGCTGTGCCTGCGTTTTTTTTGACTTTGCCTGCTGGTCTGCGGTGTCCTTCACCGGCTGGGTATACGGGTTCGCCATTGAGGGACCGTCATGTTCGACCGTGGTGGTTTTGGTCTTTCCGTCAGCCTCATCGTAATACCGAACGCCAATTTTACCCGAGGACTTGCCGCCACTGCCGGTGGCCTTTCCTGTCGAACTCCCCCTTTCACCTTCGCTGTACGACCAGTTTGATACCTGTTCTGGTGTGATAACCAGAGCGCCGGTCTGCTCTCCGGAGGCTTTCGCGGTGGCACCCTGGCGCAAAAAAAGCCAGTAACCACCTGAGGGTTTGCTGACAGCGTTCCACGTTCGGGCAAGGCGGGTCAGCAGGTTCGCGTCGGATTCTGCAACCTGATCAACATGGTCAATGTGGATGTCGGCAAGCTCTGTGGCCACTTTCGGCACCAGACCGTTTTCGGTGGCCACGGTTTTAACCAGATCCGCAAGTCGCAGGTTATCCCAGCTGCGCGTTTTCTGGCTGAGCACATCGCCAGGCTGTTTCTGCGCATTCATGGGCGCGGCAGTGGCATAAATCTCAATACGACGTGGCGGGCCACTACTGCCCACGCCGGACACCACAAACCAGCCCTTATCCACCAGTTGGTCGTTAAAACCCAGCGCCACGCGTAACCGTGCCCCTTTTACCGGCAGAGGCAACGTTTCGGACAGCAGCGTGATTTTCAGTTCATCCGCCTTTGCCGTAGCGCCGCCATAATCCGTCAGCGTCAACTCCGACAGGCTTTGCTGCAGCGCGCGGGTAATATCTTTTCCCTCCGCGTTGATGCTGAAAGCAGGTGCATATTCCGGTTTAACAATCTGTTCAGTCATATTAATCCCACAGACTAAATGCAGAATCCTGAACCGGCGGCGCCAGATCAGGCAGGATGATAAAGAGGTCAGACGGGTAAACGGCACCGATGTCAGCCAGTCCCGGATTCGCTTCAAGCACCTGAGTCACAATATAAGAAAGGTTTTCCGTGCCGTAATGTGTCGCACAGACTGCATCAAGCACATCACCGTCACGGGTTTGATATGTCGTCGGCATAATGTTTCAGCGTCATCGTCCAGTTTTTATTTCGGTGGCCACCGCCTGGCAGGAAACGGCTGGTTGTGTCGGAGAAGTCGATAACCACCCACCAGCCAAGCACATCCCCTTCGCCGCTGACAAGTTGTTGTGGCTTATTCTGATCTGCGAGGTCGAAGAGATCGTTGACGGCATCCACCCCCTTGCGGAAGAAAGCATGCGACTCCCCTTCAAGCCGAACCGTTCGCCCGGGCTTGCCGGTATACTGCAGTAAATCCTGTTTACCGATCCGCTCCTGCTCACTCCAGCGCCAGCTGGCCTCACGGGTCAGTTGGCTGTACGCGGTGGTATCAATCGAAAAGGCAAAGTCGCCCAGCATCATCATCACTCTGGCGGCCTGTGCGCCACGAACAGCGCCGGACCGCGACTGCCCGAAATCTTCATAGACCGGAACAATTTCACTCACCAGATTTGTCCTCCGTCCATCATGCTGCTGTTACCCGTAAACGCCGGGCTGGTTTTCGTCACCCCCTCGACCGCATCAGCTATACCTTGCTCGCTTTGTCCGGGTGCTCCGTTAATTTCGAAACGGTATTCGAATTTCCGGTTGTCAGTAAGCTGCCTTGCCTGTGGCTGCTGATCGGCTGTATCAAGGCGCTGGAGAAGTGCATCCCAGTAACCTCCGTCGCCGGAAGCCGACGCGCTATTACTCTGTGCCCTGTCTAGGCCAAACAGCGGTCCGCTGTTTTCCGGTGTCAGATATTTATCCAGTGATTTATCAAAGCCTTCATTGTCATCACTGAAGAAACCTCGCGTATCCCGGTACGATTTTTTCACATCGTCCGGAAGACCCGGTTTTTCTTTGAGCTGCTGTTCGAACCACTCTCCCTGGCCGTTACGCTGCGCCGTCATGCGGGCGATATCAACCGAGCCGGTCATGGCCAGCGATTTGAGCACATCACGCTGATCGCTTCGCTCATCCGGCAACAGCCAGGACAGTTTTTTCGCCAGCGCATACGCCACTTTCCCGACGAAAACGATCCCCTGCCCGAACGTCAGCACACCTGGGTAGAGATCATTGCGTAAAAAACTGACGATGCGTTTGATCCCCCCGCCTTTAAACCACTCCGCCATATCGTCAGTCAGGCGTCGGATATCCGGTGCCAGTTCGTTACCGAGCTGGCCGGAGATTTCCGCCAGTGCAGAAGAGAAAACGGTCTGCAGATTAGTAATGGCACGATTGCCCGCCATCGCGCCTTCAGCCCCCTCTTTCGTGACGAGGTTATATCGACGCTGCTCGTCCATCAGGTCGCGGTAACTTTTCCCGGACTGCTTCAGCAGCATCAGCAGTTTGCTGGCCTCGCCGCCAAACAGCGAATCAAGAGCAAACGAGGCTTTTGACTCATCCTGCAGACTGAGCGCACGCTCGACGATTTTTTCAAACTGCGCCATATCGCTGAGCCCCGCTAAATCCCCCTCCTTAAACCCGAGTGTTTCAAACGCATCCTGCAGCGAGCCCTGTTTGCCGTTCTGCTTGTACTCCCCCGCCTTGTGCAGATACTCCTCAAACAGATCGCCGATATTCTCTCCGTTCATGTCGTACTGTTTTGCGAGGGTGTCCCAAGCATCAAACGTCGGGATATCAACGCCATAGCTTTTCGCCACGCCGGCGCGTCTGGCCGTTTCCGCGTTGGTGGCCGCCGGGGCAATCAGAGTGCCCAGTGCGGAGGCCACAACCCCGCCGCCGCCGATCGCCAGTCCCGGTGCCACCATGCCGCCCAGTTGTCCGGCGATACCCAGACCGCGGCGAAACAATCCTTTACCGGCCCCCTTAAATGACGCCAGCCGCTGCGCCTTCTGCATCTGCTGGTTCAGCTTCTGCTGTTCCGACTCCGTTTTACGGATTTCACGGGACACATCGTTGTAACGGCGTTTCAGATCGCCCAGGCTCTGCCCGGCAAGCTTTGCTTTCTTAATTTCCGCCGCCAGCTTCGCCTGGTCTTTGGTCAGTTTTTCTGACTGCTTCCCGACATCCTTCAGGCTTTTTTGCAGACCGTTCGCTGATCGGCTCCATGAGCTGTCGATATTGCCGCCAAAGGTAATGACGGCCTTAAGGTTCTGGCTTAATCCGGCCACGATTTACCGCCTCCACTTCGTCGGTGAGAAAATCAGAAAACACACTGAATGGCATGTCCAGGTATTCCGCCATGGGAAAATGCAGGCGCCGCCCGAGAAAGCGTATCGCCCGCATCAGGCCTCTTTCGGTCGATCCGCGGGCGGGAGCATAAAAACATTAAATGCGTCCAGCAGCTGCGCATAATCCGCCGCTGTGAGCTGCCAGATATCCTGCTCGCTGAGGTTGCACAATAACGCAATCATGCGGGCTTCTTTTTCTTCTTCACTGCCGTGGTCTTTGGAAAAAGCGATGCGGTCACGCACCAGCGGTTCGCGCATCGTCACCTGTTCGAGTAAGCCACCGTTCTCAATCGAAACAGGGGAATACAGTTTGATCACGCGGGTTTCACCGGGAAAACTCATAAATAATCCTTAAAAAGTAAAAACGGCCCGCAGGCCGTTGGTATGTTCAGTTGAAAAATCAGAGGCGGACCTTCGCCGCCAGTCCAGACAGTACATCAACACCATTCACCCGGCGCGCGAAGCGCTCGGTATCAATAGCAAAAAGCTCCCTGCCGTCTTTGGTCTGGCGGTAATAGCTCACCGCGATGTCCACCGTGATGGCATTTTCGGACAGATTGTCCTTGCCGCGGGCATCTGGGGTAACGGTCTGCACAAAGCCTTCGATCTCCTCGACGGTGCCAAGCGCGGTACCGTTCGCCAGATAGCCCTGATAGGCCGTAAAGCGCGGGCGGCTGCCGCTTACAAAACCGAAGGCGGTCAGCATGTCCGTATCCATACCGTAGAATTTCAGCTGACAGGTCAGGGCCTCCATGCCGTCATCCACGGGGGACGGCGCATCCTGCGCGCCGGTACGCAAATCAGTTTTGACAATGGACAGTGTCGGTGGGGTGAATTCATGCGCCCCCTGTATGCGGACCCCCTGCCGGAAGAAGGTCCAGACGCGTAGTGTGTTTTTTTCGCTCATGCTGCCAGCATCTCCTCAAGCGCATAGTTGTTATTCACCCGGACGCGCAGGCTGATAAGCTCAGTCGGCGATTTCGGACCAAAGTCATAGTTGATGTACAGCACGCCCGCCGCCATGCTCTCAGCGGTGTTAAGCTCCTCATCCAGCCAGGCACGTCCGCCGAAGATGGCACCGAGCCCGACCAGCTGGCGCATATAGGCATTGATGGTGCCGATAATGTCATCGGCGTTTTCCCGGTCCAGCGGACGGTCAACGTACTCCAGCATCGTTTCCTGGATGCTGTCCTCGATGACGTCGGCGGTACGGCGAACAGATTCAAAGCGCCACTGAGGGTTGGTACCGCACAGGCGGTTCCCCCAGTGCTTAAACCCGGCACGGCGAATAATGGTGGACACGTTCTGCATGTTGAGCAGATTCGCGTCACAGTTTTCATCGCCCAGAATGAACTCGTCAATCTGCTCCACGCCGAGGATGTTGTTAATGTCCTGGTTGGATTTACTCCACCACCAGCCCTTCTCAAAGTCGATACGGGCACGCAGCCCCGCCGCAAACGCAGAATACGGACGATAGACAAGTTGACCGTCAGCGTTGCTGACCTGCACACGCGGACGCAGCAGCTCGGTGCGGGTACCATAAGACTGGCGACGCTGCACAACCTCCTGCAGCGTGGCACCGGACTTACAGTCAACATACGCCACAGCCCGCAGCTTGCCGGCAACGGTTTCCAGCGCCTTGCCTACCGCATCATCCTCACTGAATCCCGGTGCGATGACGATACGTGGCTGGTACGTTGTCACGGATTTTGCCGAAGACAGCGCGCCAATCCCGGCCAGCACCGCTGCACGTTTCTCAGCTTCATCAGCCCCCTCCGCCACACGCACTACCACGGTCAGGGCATTTCGCTGGTCGTTGATTTCCGTCAGCGCCTGCTTAAGCGTGCCTTTGTCCCCAAGACGCGAGAGCATCGAGGTACCGACAATTGCCACCGGGGTATTCAGGGGGAATGGCTCATCCTCGCCACCAGCGAGCTGCAGACTGAACGGTAAGACAATACCGCTACCGTCCCCCGTTGCGGTTACTTTCACGTCTGCGACTGCCCTCACGGCAGCAACAACAGTTGCGGGAGTAGCCGTCAGCTTGCCAGCTTCATCACAGCCAAGCGTGATGGTCAGCTTAAGCCCCGTAGCATCCCAGACGGCGGAAGTTCCCACCTCAGCTGGATCCCCCGCATCGGGAATACCGGTTACAGCTTCAACCACCACCACGTTTCCTGCCCTGCCGGCAATTTTCGCGGCAAAATCCACAACGTTATCCAGGATTGGCGTCCCCGTGCTGGCACTGGCTGGCGTACCGGCAGAGGCATCAGGCGCAGTGCCCACCAGGCCGATAATGGCCGTCTGGATCGTCATGACCGCGACCGTGCCGGATGTCAGTTCGATCGTTTCAACACCATGTAAATTCGACATTCATTTTCTCCAGGCATAAAAAAACCTGCTTAAGCAGGTCACATTTTCTGATTGGGTTTTCCGGTCGTACCGCCACTGTCTCCCCGGTGATCATGGCCATTGAACGTCTGACGGATCCCGCTCATTTTCCCGGTACCGTCCGAAATCTCCTGGGTCGCACCGATATTTCCGGCCACGTTCGTGTCGGCGTTTATCTGCGTTTTCCCCTGTACAGTCAGGGTATCGGTGATTTCCACCGGACCGTCGAGCGTGCCTTTCCCGATAATTTTGTAGGTCCCGCCTTCCGCCAGGGTGATGGTCAGGGCATGCGCGGCACGGTCATAGCGGATCTCGGTACCGTCTCCGTAGCGGGTGATATGCTCGCTGCCGCTGCCCTCCGGTACCGGCAGACCGCCGGTATTCCAGCCGGGAAACACCCGGCCATTATTGAGCTCCCCCGCCTCCGACAGTACCGTGACCGCATCCCCGACCGCATACGGATTGGAGTCAGCCCGGTTAGTCCCAGAAAAGCCCTGGCAGAGCGGCAGCCAGGTGGTGGTGATGTCGCCCAGGTCCACCCGGCATTTCGGTATACCGTCATGCTTAACGGAATGAATAACCCCGCGCCGGACAATGTTTGCCAGGCGGCGCTGTAAATCGCCCTCGATATCACTCATCGGGTTTCGCCTCGTAAATCAGCTGATAATCGTCCACATGTGCCCGGCCGATATCTGGTGCCTTACCGAGCCAGACGGCATTCACCGGGGCATTGATCTGCGCAAACGGATCCGCACCAAAGGCCGCTGACTGTGTGAAGGAAATGCGCCACACCAGGTAATCGTCCATGCGCGGATCAAACTCATCACGTGATGCATCGATAAACACGGCGGGCGCCAGACTGGTCAGGCCGAACAGCTGGCCGTCAATCCACTGGGTGATATCGGCGGCCGCCGTACGCAGGAAAATTTCCGGCCTGCTGACGCCCGCGCCAGCCGCATCCACCACCACATACAAATCGCAGGACAGGGTGACGTTGAGCTGCCCTTCGTTACCTCCGTCCTGCTCCCAGCCATTAATGGAGAAATACACCGCCGGAGTGGTCAGTCCGGTAAAGCGGGGTACGTTTTTTTCCGGGTAGGCATCGGCGTCGCGTACCCAAGCAATGTTTTTCAGCGCGCCGGTGACCGCATCGTGGTACTGCCCCAGCAGTAATGGCTCTGCCATGGTCCACCTCAGACAGATATTCGGGCTTTCACGCGCCCACGCAGATCAGTTTCAAAATGATGCATAAAAATCTCCATTGCCTCGGCAAAGGCGTTATCTTCGATGTAGTTCAGCATCGGCTCATAAATATCGACTTCCGCTTCGCGGGTCCGCCGGGTATCCGGATCGCGAATTACCACCGTCCGCCTGTTCTCCCTGCGGGAGCGAGTCACCTCACCGTTTTCAAACGTGCGTGCAGAAAGCAGACTGCCCTTAGGCGTAAATCCGGCGTTTTCCGCCTGGCGCCGCGCTTTAATAAACCGCCCTGTGGATTTATCCCGCCGGGTATGGTGTGGCCTCACCCGGCCGTTTATCCGGCCTTTAAGGTCTTTCACCTTGATGGCATTCAGGCCGAACCAGAGACGAAAGTTATCCAGTTTTGACTGTGAAGCACGATCAAGACGAAAGGAAAGCAGGCGCCGGCGCACCAGGTCCAGACTGCGCGGCGCCAGGCCGTCCTTCATGTCAGCAACGGCTTTCTTGCGCAGGGTGGTCGCCGTACGCCTCAGCGCGCGGGAATATGCTGCCCGAAACTGTTTCTGGGTGGCTCCGATCTGTTCCGCTATCCGCCAGATGGCATCCACATCGATATCGACGGGCAGGTCCCGTCGCAGTCTGGACTCACGCGCCATATCAGCTCCACTTGTTGATTTCCGGCTGCGGTTTGCCTGGTGCACCATAAGCCAGGGTGACGCGAGTGCGGCCTTCTTCATCTGCACCAACGTGCGTTACGCGGTAAGTGGTACCGTTAATTTCCACCTCGTGGTGCTTCTCAAGCCCCGCGATATCGGCAGTCATCGCGCTGAACGCCGGGGCCCGATCCTGAATCTGACCTCCGCCCGGTACGTCCACGGGTGCGTCTGGCGTCTCAAAAATCACGGTGACAGGACGCAACTCACTGCCGATGGAGAGGACTGCCGGAATCTCTTCGGCAAATGCCCGGGAGATCCGGGCATCCGCGTTTAACAGGCGCTGGCGAAAGCGGTTCATCAATAACCCAGCCGTACCGGAACGGCATCGACATCAGCCGCGGCGTCTGCCCATGCCGTACCTGCCAGGGGATTCGGTGCAGCCGCCTCACCCTCTTCCACCGTCAGTTTACCGTCTGCCAGATAAAGCTTCTGACCAACAGTGACCGCTTCCGCAGCCTTTGGCAGAGTGAACACGCCGGTAGTATGAAGCACGCCCCACAACCCTGCCGGAATGTCATCATGAGCGACGCCCACCAGCGCCCCCGAAAGCACAGCATCCCCCGAATGAATATCGGTCACACCGGTATTCTGAAAATCAAGGGTGTTGCCGTCCTGCTGATAATTTTTCGCCATTTTTCTCTCCAGACAAAAAAGGAGCAGCACGCGCCGCCCCGGATATAAAAAAACCGTCAGAAGACGGTCGTTATTTTTTGGTGACTTTAACCATGCCGCGCCAGTCAAGCGGTGCAACCCCGGCATCGATACGCACCTTAAACGCAGCGCCGTCAACGGTGAAGCCCTGCTGCTGCTCCAGATACGGGGTGTCGATGCCGTCGAGATATGCCACCTCAATGGTGTCGCGTCCCTGTGCAGCGGTCAGGTAGTAATCCGTCGGGCTGCTGTCATCCAGGCGAGCCTCAGAGGCCACCGTCACAAAGTTCTGGATCGGGTTCACGATACCGCTGTTGGCATCCGCGCCCGGCACGCTTGCTGATTTGATCAACTGCTTTGCCCGTGACTCAATTGCTACTGGCGTGAGCATAAAGGCCGGGCGAATATTCAGACGGCGATCGCCCGATTTTTGCAGCAGCATCGCCTTACGCGCCGTATCCAGGCCCTCGATACTCAGATCGGCGGATACAAGGTTGCCGTGATCGGCGTGGAATAACGGCTTACCATCGGACATTTTCGGGTTGCTGGTCAGCACCGCCCAAACGAGATCGCCCACGGTGGCACGCGCAGCAAGCCCCATTGCCTGTGGGATACGGGTCAGCATGTCCAGGTCATCGTTGATGATGGTCTGCCGGTCAATGCTGAAAAGTTCTCCGTAGGTCGCCAGGGCAATTGGCTCGCCGCGATCCTTGATGGTGACATATTTATATTCTGCCCCGGCTCGGACCTTGCGAAGCGATGCCAGTGATTCCAGACCTACGCGGTGCGCGGTTTTGAAATCGGTCAGCGTGCCCTTACGGGTCCACTGTTCAAAGGTTTCGGTGGCTTCCTCCCAGCCCATCAGAGCCGCTTTGTGTGCCACATCCATCAGGATATTGCCGAAATCGCTGCTGCTGTGGGTGAACGCCAGCCCGACCATCGCCTGTGCCGTGCCAGCGCCGGAGATACCGATACCGCGATCAACAAGGGAGGCGCGTGCCAGTTCGCGCAGGGTGTAACCGTTGTAAGCATTATCATTTTCGGCTTGCGCATAGCCCGCTCGGGTCATTACTGCAGCGCGAATGGAATCACCGACCAGATTGCCGTTACCGGCATAAAGATGAATCGCGCCCGGACCAGCGCTCGGAGTGGTGCCCGCCGCCAGCGCCTGCAGCAGTTTATCGCGGGCTTTTTCAGCGTTGCAGGTGAAGTCGGCCAGACATTCAGCCTTCAGCGTCGCGAAGGCCGGGAACGCCTCAAATACGGCTGAGACGGAATTCACACGCTCTGCGTTCGCCGTCTGCATCTGCTGCTGCAGCTGCTGGGCCAGCGCGGTGATATCGATATTTGTCATCTGCGGTGCAGGCTGTTGTGGCGCTGGCGGGTTAAGGTTTGCCTGTACCGGAGCAGGTTGCGGTGGCTGATTCACCGGAGCTTCGGCGCGCGGCGTGAAAAGAGATTTAATCTGTTCTGGCATATTCTGGTAATCCTTCAGTTTATTTTCATTCACACAGGCCGCGGCCTGCAGTTCAGGTTCAAGCGTGTCGGCGAAGCCTTTTTCCACCGCCTCGGCACCGTTAAGCCAGGTCTCCGCTTTCAGCATCGCTTCCAGCTCTTCCTGCCCCAGTCCTGTTTTGTTCATATAGGCACTGAGCATCAGGGCTTCGTTACGATCAAGCCATGCGGCGTAATCGCGCATGTCGTCAGAATCCCCGGCTATACCGCCCCATGGTTTGTGCACCATAATCCAGGCGTTTTCCGGCATGTGCACCGTGGCGCCCGGCAGGCAGACAATCATTGAGGCCATGCTGGCCGCCACGCCGTCCACCCAGATATCGATCTTCGCTTTCAACCGAGACAGGGTGTTGTAGATGGCAAAGCCCTGCATGACATCGCCGCCGGGACTGTGGATATGCAGATCCACCGCGCTGGCCTCAAACACCCCCGCCTCTTTACAGTCAGTGACGAACTGCTGGGCAGTAATGCCCCAGCCGCCGATCACGTCATAAAGGAAGATTTCGACCCGTCCGGCAGCCAGCGCGCGGATTTCGTACCAGCACTGACCGTTCGCCGCATCGACACCCGCCAGGCTGGCGCGGGGGTTAATCATCATCGTCCGGCTCACGCCGTTTATCGTCTGGTTTTGCCGTTGCATCTGGCATCGCTCCTTTGTCATTGGCGGCGTCGGAATCAAACACCAGCCCGTGTTTACGGTTAAATTCAGTTTCACGCAGTCGCTGGCGCTTAACCTCCTGAGGATTTTTTCCCCTGGCCCGCGCCCATTCCGCTTCGGTACCCGCGCCGCCACGCACAATGGCTTTCCAGGCGTTCGCCTCTTTGCCCGGATCAATCCACGGCATCACCGGCCCGAGATAAAGTGCGTTATAGAGAGAATTCGGATCCACATCCGGCGGGACTTCAACGCCGCTCAGCAAGGCCATCGCCAGCCATGCGCGGTAAACGGGCCGGCTGTGCTGGCCGACAAACCACTGCTGGAGGACGTTGTAACCTTCGAAGCTCTCCACCAGTTCCTGACGCTGGGAGCTGTAGGTGCCGTTATAGTCCCGGGCAATGCTGGAATAACTGCCGCGCGTACCGGCGGCCACGGCCCGCATCTGCCCGTTTCGGAACTCGTAGAGATGAACGTTCGGGCGGTTTGACTCCACCATGCCAAGGTCTTCGCCGGGGCGGAGTTCGTCATAAATCATGCCCGGCGCGATATCGAAGTGACGCTGCCCGCCGGGGGTTGAAAACTCACCGTCATCACCAAGTGACTGTGCATCGCCGCGCTTGATGTAAAAGCCCAGTGCAGCGGCAATACGGGCGGCCACGCGCTCGCTCTCTTCATAATCCTTGATGTCCGAAAGACGAGTAATGACTCCGTGGATCAGGCTGATACCCCGCAGCTGGTGCAGTCGCTTGCGCTGCGCCAGGTGAAGCATGTTGTCAGCTGAGACGGTTTTAAGTTCCGCGCTGAACCGCGTCATGTTCGCCGGATGATATTTGTAAACGCGGTAGCCGACGGGACGCCCCCAGTCGTTCACGATGATGCCCTGGCGAACCTGCTGGCCGGCGGTGCTGTTGAGATTGAACGGCACAAAATCCGCCTCCAGCATTTCCAGAGAAAACGGTACTGACGTGGCATGCTGCAGGCCGGGTACGTTTCCCCTGACCAGTTGCGTGAACACTTCCCCGTCACGCAGCGCAGAACGCAACAGCAGGCGCTCGGCTTCCGGACGGGTAAACATGCCGGTCACTTCAGGACGCACGGACCACTCCGCCCAGAGCGCCGAAAGCTGCCCGGCGAAATCGGAATGGAGGTTTCCCTCCAGATCGAGGGGCTGGGGCTCAACATGGATACCGTGGGCACCGATAACCCGGTCTTCCATTTTGTCGAACAGGCCAATCACCAGATCGTGGTTTTCGTCGAGCCAGCGGGCCTGCTCCCGCAGGGACTGACCTGCAGCAAACACTGAGGTGTCCGCTGACTGGCTTTGTTTTTTCGCCTTGTGCAGGCGCGACGGGTTTGCCGCTTCATAAGCATTAAGCCGGAGACGGTCCCGCGCGCGTGCCGCAGCCCACCCGGGGGAAATAGCCCCCAGTGTTCTTTCAAGAATGCCCATAGAACGCCTTACAGAAAGTTAGCGAGTTTGTACGAACCGCCGCGGCGGTTGACCGCTCGCCAGCGACGCTCCCAGTAATCAAGCTCGTCGCGCAACGCTTTCGGATCGTGGTTGGTAATGGCGCGACCATTCACGCCTGTGAAAGAAATGCTCTTGCCGTCCAGCGAGTCCTGGTAGGCCTGACGCACCATCAGCAGCGTTTTCCAGATATCACCTTTCGTCACTACAACCAGCCTCCCTTACCGGAAGAACCGAGCCAACTGCCGGAGAGGGCTGTGTCCTTTTCAGGTTCAGCCTGGACAGGCGACTGAACGGGTTTTGTTTTTTTCACGGTTATCTCCCGGGGGCGTTCCCCTTCATGAATATTTGGATTGAGATCCTGCGGCTCAGCCCATGCAGGAGGTTTTTCCCAGTCGCGAATTTTTTCGTACCCGCGCAGAACCGCCACGGCGTGCGCATAGCAGAACAGGTCAAAGGCTTCGTTGGCGCCCTTGCCGGGTTTTCGCCATTTGCCATCAACACCGCGTTCTTCATAGGTCAGTTCCTCGTAGAACCACTCCCCCAGCCAGTCAGGAAAATGGATGTATCCGCCACCGGGGGTTTCGCGGTCCAGGTTGTTGCTGAGCTGGTCCTTAAGCAGGTCGGTTTGAAGCAGATACACCGGCACCTCGCCGCGCGCGTCGGCGCGACGGTCGCTGCGTTCGGTATTATTCGGGTGGGTTTTGGTAATGATTTTCTGACGCTTTGTGCTGTCGCCCTTAACCAGGTAAACACGTTTACCCAGGCCGTCACGCCGACACTGTCGCCAGAATTTATACGCGTTGTCCGTCACGCCTTCTTCACCGCCGCTGTCGACGGCCATCGCCAGCACCGGCATACGCCGCGCCGGGTCAGACTGCAGCGCATACGTTTTTTCCAGCACATCGGAGACCAGCAGTTGCCAGTCCTCCGGATACGCGCCCGGGTGGATCGGCTCCGCCTCGCCATGCTCATTGCAGCGCAGCGACTGGCGGATGTTGTAGCGATCCACCAGCCAGCGTTCACCGTTTTCGCCATAACCGATAATCTGCACGACGAAACGGCGCTTTTTGCCGCCCTGGACGTCAACGGCCGCCAGCAGGAAACGCACCTTAGGCGGGACCAGGCGTTTACCGTAATCCTCCGCCCGCTGCATCAGCACATCGGCGCGCCGCTGTTCGCTGGCTGCGCGCGGCAGGTATGGTAGCCCCCAGTCGGTATTGATTACCGCCTTGAGGGTTTCTTCGCTGCCAGTGGCCTCATACTCCTGCTCAGCTGTCAGCAGCTTGTACACCAACTGCGCCCAGGTCTGATAAGCGGCTGCGGGTCCTTCCATCCAGAAACTGGCTATGCGCGATCGCCGCGGTTCGCCGGATACATTGCCGTCACGGTCAATACTCTGCCCTTCCCGCAACCAGACTCCTGCGCCGTTAAGCTCGCGCTTTTTATCCGCAGTGATAATTCCGCTGCAGTGCGGGCAAAGCAGGTGTGCCGCCTCACTGGCTTTAACCGGATCCGGTTCATCACGGTAGCCGGTCATGGACTCCATCGCAGGCTGAAAATATTCACCGCAGTGCGGACACGGCCAGTACCAGCGGCGGCGATCGCCACGGTTGTACAGGGAGAGAATACCGGTCGTCGGTGGAGCTTCATGAGGAGACTTGCGGCGCCATTTGCTGTCACGAATATCACGCCCCGGAGAACTCTCTACAAGCGTCATCCCGGCGGACATGAAGGTGGTCGTACGTTTGGAGGCCAGTGAGAAGCCGTCGCCCTCGCCATCAATATCCTCAGGGAATCGGTCATAATCCGTCAGCGCCACACACTTAAAATCTGATGACGACATGACATTGATGGATGGCCAGCCAATTTTCAGGAAGCTACCTGAAAGGAAATACTTATCGTGAACGTTGTTGTCATTACGCCGGGGGCTCAGGTTTTTTCTGACCTCCGGGCTGCAGCGAAATGTTCGGGCAAGACGCTTTTTTGAGTGCTCCTGCGCCTTATCCTGTGTCATTTGCACCAGCAGCATATCGGACGGATCACAGACGATGTTGTAAACCACCCATCCGTCAATCAGACCATTTGTTTTACCCGTTCGGGCAGGTCCGACGAATATCACGGCGTCGTATTCACGGGATGCCAGGCAGTCCATAGGCTCCAGAACATAAGGCGCCACCATCGGATCCCAGGGGACGGAATTACCTCCGGAGGTGGGGACACGCATATATTTTGCTACCGCCACTGATACAGGCATTCTGCGTGGCGCTTTAATCAGGTGTCCGGTGTCACGTTTCAATGTGAGGGCGGTCGCCAGTGCCGACATTATTCCTCCTCCAGGATGTCCTCCTCTGCTTTTTCTTCGTCACTCATGACCCGCCGGGCAATTTCATCGCGGAGATCGTCAATAATCGACTGGACGCGGGAAACCGTTGCAGGATTAAGCGCACAATCGCGCTCAAGAATATCCGGCAACGTCTCAAGAACCTGAATCATGGCCTTCGCCATTTCGGCAAACTCACGTGCAACATCTGAAGCGGGAATAAGCTCTCCTACTTCCTGTTCAAACTTCAGCCTTTCACGCTCTGACTGATACCAGGCTTTACGGTCCTGAGGCTCCATTTCTCCTTCAGCTACCGGGGCAGGCATTTTCATCAGCTCAGCAAGGACATCCGTCAGGCCATACAGCTTCAGGTTGCTGTCGTTGCCACCTGCAGGACGGACCTTTTTCAGCCTGGCTGACACAGTCTGGCGATGCACACCGGACAAGGCCGCCAGCTGGCTGACGTTAAGCTGCAGTCGCTTTAATTCATGATCCATGAATGGCTCCAGTGATGAACAAAAAACAAACAGAATCGACACCGGAAAAATTTTTATCCCGATGTTTCAATGAATTGAAGTGGTGGTGATGGTCGATAAAAATGCAAAAATTTGGCTTTTTCCGCGTGTCCTCGCCCCCTCGGTGTTCAGAATCGCTAGGAGTACCTTTTCACATGAAAATAGTTATCGATTATTCACAAAGAAGGTCTCTTGCCAAAATGAATCAAACTGGGTATTGCAGACGGTAGTCAGTTATTCCCAAATCGCCGGGCCGTGAACTCATCGCCACACCACCGAGCAGCTTTGGATGTAATGCCTGCGCCGTATTCTTCCCACCAGCAGCAGTCCAGCTATTGTTAACAGCGATAATTGATAGCTCTGAATCGTTGGCACGCAAGCAGTCTTCCGGTGTCAGCGACGGACCGCTGCCGATGCAAATTATTGTTTGCATGAAGTGTATTCTGCATGACGATGAGCATAAAAAAACCACCAGCGAATGCCAGTGGCTAGATAAGAATGGGTGCTGATTACTTAGTCAGCATCACATATTCAGATATTACCTCTGCTTTTTGCGAATATTCTTTTGCTAAACGCTCAAGCTCACTTGCATCAAACTTTCCGGATTGAAAGCTTTTAATGTAAGCAGCAATCTCTGATTCGTGAAGCAAGGTGTTCGGGTTATGGGCAATAATTTCTTTAACAGCGTGAAAGAAAATTTCCAGATCGAAAGTATGACCTGTATGCCAGGTGGAGCGAACTAGCCATCTATCTAAAGCATTAATACCTTTCAACATAAATCCTCCTGTTTGTGTGGACTGCTATCCTCCCACCAAATGGGTTATGTCAAAAATGTTTTTTTGCATTATCGAAGGCACTCAGGGAACGCCTGCTGTAATGCCTAGCTAGTTGTGGAAATAATCAAACTCAAACCTAAAATTTAGGCCAACAAAAAACCGCCCGCAGGCGGCTTTTGATAAGCAATCATCTATCAAATCAGGTTTCCGATAAATTTTGCCTGAACGGCTAATGATGCACCAGGCACACCAGCAATGTTTCCTTCTAGGTAGTAGCCATCCCCGATATCTCTCACGGATAACTCCATCACATAATCATTAAGCCCCGCAATGACGTTTTGCGCTGCCTGATTGTGACGCGATACGTGGAGGTTCAATCTTCCGTCCTGAATACGACCTTGGTATGTAAAACCAAAATCACCGCCATTGACTGCGTTGTCTTTTACAACGACAGTGCCGTTTCCAACATCATTCTGACCGCTTCTGAACACGACAAAATAAATACCGTCTTTCATGTGTATAGTCCCTTCAAAATGAAAGCACCCAATTTAGGTGCATTACAATAATTGGGCCAAAACACCTCAAATCAATCAGGAGAAGAATAAATAACCTTATATTTTTTCTTTCTGTGATCGCTCCCCTAAAAACTTAGCCAAGCCTTTATCTCATTTAGATGTCTGGCAGTTCGCCTGCCACGCTTTGTTATGCGCCAGGATGTCTTTCTTCGTCTGGCGGTCCTGAACATCGATATCGTGAACAGATAGATAACCTGGCGCCTAACACCAATCTATCTACCTAAGTTAAATCTTAATCCTTTCCGCTTACGCTTGTTGATCTCTTGGTCCATGCCAGGATATCCAAGACTCTGATGCGGAGAATGCCAACTCCAGGGAAACATCGATAAAAAGAGCATGTGAAACTGAGACTCCGGTAGCCCTCCTTGTGGGGGCTTTTTTTGGGGTTGATGCGCTTCGCTTGTTAAATATTGAGTCTTTTCTACAATTTAAAGGTGCTTTGCTATGTCAGGTAAAGCCGTCGTTCAGAAATACCCGTGTGCTCAAGGACGAGCCATCCCTAGTTTTTCCTTTCCAGCTCTATCTGCCTTATACCAGCCAGGTTATTGTTGCCCTTCTCAATCACTGCCAGCAGCGGCTTAATCCAGAGCACAGCCTGGCAGTACGTCATTGAGCGGGCGGCAGCGGTACTATCATCGGCTGCGTCAGTTCCGTCGGTATCGGCGTGCATTGCGCTTGCGCGTAAACGGTGCGCGTATTCGAGCAGCCCACCAGCAATGTCAGCAGGAACAGGCAGATCACAGGTCTTTTCACGGCGGAGAATCTCCCGGTATTCGATTACGGTTTCTTCGGTGCTGGTGTCAATCAGGGAGTTAAGCCTATTGGCATGTTCTGCAACCTGATTGAACCGATTGAAGTTGAATGTCTGGGTGGCGATCACCTGCCCCTGCAAATAGTTGTCACCTCGCAGAACGTCGTTATCGCTCTGAAGGTTACTGACGTCCGAGCAACTCTTAACGAGGGCGACCGAAAGAACAGCAATGACGACAACGCCGATTAGACCCGGATTAATTTTCATTGGTCCAGCCCCCAGCATGCCAGCGCACTTTCTTGATCGCGCCGCTCGACCTGCCCATAGCAGCCATTCTTCTGGCCTTTGGTTAGTCGGCAATCACGTCCACCGTCTTTAATCCACCAGCGAATAGCTTCACAGGCACCCTTCCGGTCACCAGCATTGATACGCTTATAGAACGTGGACGGGAAGCATTTACCCGGCCCGATGTTGTAAGGGCAGAAAGATGCGATCCCGGCTTTCTGCGGTTCGGTAAGCGGTACCGTAATATTGCGGTCCACCCACGCCAGAGCCTTATTTCGTTCGATAGAATTCACCTGATTGCATTTGGCCTGAGTCAACTTCATGCCCTGCACAACCGGTTTACCATCAACCATCGTGGCGCCACGGCAAATAGTCCAGATACCACTGCCATCTTTGTACGCCGTGAGGCTGTTACCCTCCTTCTCATTCAGGAACTGATCGAGAATGAGGGATGCTGGCGCGCCAGCGAGTACCAGCCCCAGAACAGCAGCACTCAGTTTTGCTCTGGTCCCCATCAATCACTTTCCTTTTGTAATGCCTCAACGACCACGCTTGCAGCTGCGGGACGTTCGTAAAGGGGTTTGTCATCAACGCCTTTCAAGTAGTCATTGACCATTTTTGTTCGCTTCTCATCCTCTTTACGCCTGCGGTGTGCATCTACACGCCCGTTGATGTAGGAGGCAAGCGAGATAAGCAAACCAGCAGCGCCAAAGAACATGAACACCAGATCCTGAGTGGTAAATCCAATGGCAGAAGCCAGAGCTGCTACCCACGCGAAGAACTGCGTGAAGATGTTCCCTGAATCGTTCATTTTCATCGTCTCTCACCTCGCTGTGTGCGGGTGCTGTGTGGAGGGAATAAAAAAAGGCCGCCGAATGGCAGCCCCAAAAACGAAAAAACCCCGCTGAAGCGAGGTTTGGAATTTTGTAACGTCATGGGCGTAATAACCCAGCGTTGAAATGAGATTAGCCATTTTCCGCCAGTTTTGCAACATCAACTTTTGCAATGCAATTTCTTTAGCAAAAAGTGCTATTGGTACGATCACCATCAAAACCACATTTATCTGATCCAAAAGTAAACATGCTGTTTACTGACATTACCTTTGGGGTAATTTCGCCGAATCTGTCGCCATCTATCCAAAACACCCATTTAAATATTCGCAAACGTGCAGGTATCGCACAACAAAGAATATTGAAATATAGCTAAGCTTGCTTATACACTGGCCGCCGATAACCAAGGTTATCTTTCCAGCAGGTTGGTGATGTTGGGAAATCATTTCATCGCTTCGAATTTAGATGGGAAGCGAAAGGAGGCTTACATGAGAACAGTAGCGAGACGATCGATACAGACGATTGAGCATAGAACTCAAGTCGTCGGTTCTTTTGTGGACTCAAACACAGCGAAAGAGTTCTTCGTGAGAAGGTTGAGTGATCGCGTCTCCCCATCTCAGCAACTTTTTATCGTTACCATAAACAATGATGTCTGCAATGGCGACGTTATCCCATTTGCAGAAATTTCGCTGTCAAACGATAAGATGCGTTATGTGGTCAAACCATCGACTCAGTACCCTCAGTATGCGCAAGACAGCTTGCTCAAACGCATTGAAGCCGCCATTGCCCAATACATGAAGAACTACAGGGAAAAAAACTATCATTAAAGGCTGATGCATGGCTCCAGCATTAATACCTACTTATAGCAAGGATCTGAGCATCACGCCGTTTGGCGAAAAGCTCCTCATTGAAACGTTCTACTTCTTTACCCTTGAAGCTGGACTTCTCCGAGCGGATGAATACATAGTCACCGCTGGTGAATACCATTATTACCTGGATGTTTACCAACTCGGTTGCACTACAGATGATTTTTTCAAGGATCATGGCGAACAACTCCTTGACTCAGGGGCATCAATGCAGGATATCGTCAACACCCTGCTCTCCTTTGATATGGTTGATGAAAACAAGACCATTAAGATTGGTCGGATCCAGTATAACGACTTTAATTTCGTAGAAGAAAACGGTCAGACAATGACCGGAAAGCAAATCAAAAGCGCTGTAATAAATCCTGATTTTCAATCTACTGGGCTGGCCCGATTCATCTACGTCATGCTCACTAAAAAGCATGAGTATCTCATCTGCGACAACGTCCAGAGTGTTGCCGGCGGCGCACTGTGGGCAAGCAGTATTCTTCGAATTGCAGTGGTAAGGATTTACGACTCCAAAACAAAAAAATTTGTTGATTTATTGGGTCATGGCGGTAGGGGCTTCTCTGGCCTGATACCGTGGAGTTCCCAGAACTTGTCAATAGATGATGTTGTAAGGTGGGGCAGAGCCTTAGATGATAAAAACTGCTGTCGCCATATTGTGCATGTCATCTGCAAAGACAGACTCATTGATTATGAGTTTCACGATTACGTCTCTTACAGCAACGATGAGTCTGAATAGAACTCGTTTGTGTGTTTACCTCCCTTGGCCAACACCTTGGGAGGCGTTCAAATTACCTTCCCGAACTACCTTGTTACCCGGCTGAGGACTTTTTCAGCGAAAGATTCTTCAATGTGACAGTGCTCAACCAGACGATCAAAGAAGAGTTTATAGTTGCGGCGCCACGTGGTTTCGGTGACACACAGAGCTTTAAAAACTTCTGTATTTTTCAGGCGCGGATATCCCCTACCCGAGCAGCGCGGGCATTTTTTATAGACCGGGACACCCTGCAGCTCTGATTTTTTCTTATCCAATACCTCACCGCGCCCCCGGCAACGGCACTCGTTTTTAACGTGTCCCTTTCCGGTGCAGGCCTTACACACAATACGGACCTGTTCACGTACCTCTTTCCATACCTCCCAGTCTGACGGCGATATGCCTTTCGTGTCTCTGACCCATTTTGGTGGCTTGCCGTCCGGATAAGTAACTTTATTCGTGAATACCTCTGCCGTTATGAACTTCTCTCCGGCGCAGCTGCTGCACGTGATTAGGCTGGCCGCACTCAGCGAATAATCGCGGAAAACGTAATTTGCCAGCGTTTTGAGGAATGCCTCCCTTTCCTCTTCTGACATTTTACGCAATGGTGCGTGTCGCTCTGCTCGTTGCAGAGCCAACTGATGGATATAGGCGATGATATTATCCGACGTCATAACCCCGACTTTCGCCAGATAAAGCTCAATACCAACCGCAGCTTTTGATGTAAGCAGGCCAAGCGAAGCCATTACATCTGTAATTGTCAGAGTATCAGCTGTTTTACCGCAGGGAACGGCACCGGGTAACATCGATTTTGGTGAGAAATACTTCGGTAAACTTTCCAGCTTCATTTTATTTCCTCGATAATTATCATTCCGGTTTCGCCCCATACTTTTGATGTCCGGGCGTCCCAAATGTGGGAGTCATCCTCAAACAAGGCGTCCAACAGAGATTTTGTTAAGTTGTCCAGATCGGGCTTTTGCTGATGGGGCTGGCCGTCCATTGACGCGCGCTTTTTCTTGCTCCAGCTCTGCGGCATCGGCAAAACGAAGGTGATATGGGCGCCGTTCTCCGGTACCTGGATTCCATGAAGGCGGGCTTCATCGCAGAACATGCGATACCGCATCACCGGCGCGCGCTGCTTCCACTTATCAGCGCGGGTCATGCGGGGTTTTCCGACAGGAGTGATGATGTATTTAGGCATGGGCGCCCTCGCCCAGCAGATAGAGCGCCTGCACCAGCAGCTCAGCTTCAGTGCCGTACTTCATTTCCCAGGCGCGGCGGCCAGCATGAATCGCTACGCCGTAACCACCGTTGCGATGGTGCATATGGCACAGGGGAATTGATTTCCGATGGTCAGCACGTTGACTGGTGCCCTGACCGGTTCGGATGTGGTGAATTTCCGCAGGCGTCTCGCCCAGGTTCTGGTTTCTGCACACGATGCAGCCCAGTGCGGCCACACGCGAAAGATGGAGGCTATCTGCTTTCTTCATGCTGGACCACCAGCATAAGCAGAAACACCGCGCGCGAATGGGCGGTGTGAGTGATTAATGGTAATTCTCTGCGCCATTTTGATTCCTCAGGTTGGCGCAGTAATCAGTGGGTGTTCAGCCCGTTTGATTATTATAAATCAACGCTTACGGCTTGAGAACCTTAAGTGCTTCTGGCAAGGAGTTAAGGTTGATTATCCGCTCATCATTACTGAGGCTCCGCGCGGAAATTCGATTACCTTCCCGGCGTATCAGCGTGCGTAAAGCATTATTGGTGACGAGGTAGTCAGTTATTTCGCCATCAGACAGATTTAAAACAAGCAATCCGTCTTTGGTTAAACCCGCGGCAAATTCATTTAATTTCATGGGCACATCCCTAAAAATGGTTTCCCCTTCCGGGGGCGGTCCTTTATCTCCCTGCGCACTGATTCAATTAAAGGTTCCACTAACCAGACGTCTTATAGGTTAGAAAGAGCAATTCGGCGAAATTGTTCTGTCTAACCGATCGGCTTTAAGACACAGGAATCAGATCAGGTCTTTTAAATCACAGGCCGATTGTCGGTATCGGTCACTCGATTCAGGAGGTGCGTTACCACTCCCATTACGGTTGCATTGTCCAGCGCATCGCCCTCGATAGCCTCTCCATCTTGAGTGATCAGTGCCTTCCCCTGGACCTTTGCGAAGTCCAGAGTGCCACAGAACGAAATCAGGACGGTATCCCCCACTTCCGGCTTTCTGGCGACGTTTATGATCGCGCAACCGGCTGATGTTTCGATGGTTCGGCAGTTGTCGTCATACCCGCAAAGGCTGGTGATAGTGAGCGTATGTTCTGCGTAGTCTGCTGTTGGTGATGGAAAACCCATGATAACCACCCCTGACAATTAACTGTATATTTATACAGTAACACCAAAAAAATGAGGGTCAAGATTTTGGGCGTAAAAAACCCTTTGGTGCGGGTAAGTGCTTAATTAACAATCAGTTCATCACATAGCCTGCACCACCAGCAGGATTAAAACAACTAGCCATACAGCCCCTAATAACAGCTCCATCAGGTTTACGTTTTTACCTCATGCTTATCGCGCAACCGCTGGTACTTGCAATATTGGGGGATAGTCAGATGGCAGCCGATGCTCATCGCCCAGGCTTCGACTTTGCACAGGAAGATGTAAATCTCGCCGGCTTCCAGCTCGGACGTATGGCGCAGGGTTTGCACGGCAGTTACCTAGCCGGACACGACGCCCCCAGCCATCGTTTTCCTAGCCGAGATAGGTTTGCTTCATCGCGTCCTTAACACACTCGGCCTAGCGAAGGTCTTGCCTCGGGCAAAAAGGTATTAGCTAACTTCCGTGTACCACATGCGGCTGAGCGCGTTCTGAGCCAGGCTGCGCTTTTCTCGCCACGGCTTCACCTGCAGGCGGAAGTATTGTCCGGCATCCAACAGTGGCTGAATCTAATTACCGATAGAGGCGAAGTTACCGCGATGGAGTTTGATGCCGTCTATAGGCAGGGCCATACGGCCTCCTTGACGGAAACCGCAGAATACTAAAATCTCAGGTGCATTTCTGTATCTGTGACAAGGTGAGGAGTTCAGATTGTAGTCGCATTTAAGTCCCCTTAAATGCGCAGAAGTCACCGGAGTTGTTCATGCTCCGATGACTCAATTAGGGCGGGATGATTTCAGAAAACCAGTTTGTGAATAACGAAAAATAGTTAAGGGATCCAGCCTTCACCGCAGTTTCCTGTCTCTCTCATCCACTCATGACCGCATTCTGAGCACTTGTAATAACGCTCGTTTGCTTCGCGACCATGATAGCTGAGGTTGACGGATTTATCGCCTTGCAAGACCATGCATGCAAGAGGTGGATCCCTTCGTCCAAGGGGTTGTTTGTTACAAACTTCACATGTCATAAATCCCGGACCTCACACGTTGTTCGTCTGTAAAAATCATTATAACGACAAAAATTTGGTTAAGATGCGAGCGGAATGTAAAACATGTGTATACCTCTGAAACCCGTCCTCAGCGATTTACTTTTTAGCGTCAAACCCCACATGATGGGACGCGACTTCAGTGAATTTACGAACAACATCCATGGCGAAATCACCTCTCTCAGCAAGTTTCCATACCCAATGTACCACTTGCTCTGCGTTCGTTAGGCGGGAAAGAGGAATTGAATAAACCTGACCATGGATGTCTATCACCTCAAGCTCATCAAGGCATACCTTAACTAGATCCTCAAGCTCTCTTTCTCTTTCAAGTATCCTTGCGATGCTCATGCTATTTTCCATTCCCACCTCCTAATGAGCTATTTTGAATTTTGATCTGCCATCTCAACATAACGAGGATCCGATGGCTTAGGTAAAGTTATTGACGCTTCTCGGTAAAACTTCAACCTCTCCAAAAAATAATCTCGCAACTACTCCGGCTGCTCACGCATCACCACCTCAGCGATAACTGGCATAGGTACAATGTTTCATAAAGTCTTTCAGCGCAGTGATTCGCTGGTCGAATAGCATAACTGGAGCCTCTCCAGCGATTTTTGCATTCGCCGCCGCTTCACGTAATGCGCGTTTGTCGATGTTGCTCACTTTGCCTCCACTAACTCTTTCCATTTTTCTTGAAGTAATCGCCGGGCCGCTGCCTCACCATTAGGCGGGAACGAAAATCCCGCGCGGACTCCTGGGCAACCGTTAGAGCAGCGGACCTCTGCCGAACCCCAGTTCATTCCCCTACTGCGAACTCTCAGTGAAGGAGCCATGCCGCATTGAGGGCATTTCGGCAAATCAGTCATTCCCCAACCCCTCCAGAAGATGCTTATGACGGCGCAGCTCGCGAACGGCACTTTGCAGACGCTGCAGGTTTGCCAGCTTCGCTTTCGTGCGGCGGATTTCGGTCGAGATATAGCGCGATGACGGAATAATCAGATCATCCGGACGGCTGGCGAAAGCAGGGATATCTCCAATAATTTCCTCCAGCTTTTTGCTTTCCTGAGCCGGTGCGGCCTTGGCTTCCGCTGCTGCGGGCTCATGCTGCTCTGGCTGTATTGCCGCTTCACCCGCCAGGCTCCAGGTGATGTTTTTACCGTCCACATGGCGCAGAACCAAACCGTCCTTGCACATTGCACCCAGCGATGCATTCAGGGCTCGCGAACCTTTACCCAGCTTTTCTGCGACCTGATTAGCGGTCATGGCTCCCTGGCCCTGCATTGCTGACAGCACCCTTTCCACAAGCGGCGATGGCTGCTTGGGTCTGATACGCTTCGGCGTATGCTCTTTCGCGGTACCCACCGACCATGATCCATCGCAGAAATCGCACAACCCCTCTTCCTTCTGCTCGCGAAGCATTTTCAGTGCCTCTACGGGCTCGATATCCAGGCGGGCTGCTACATCGAGGTAGGTTGCTTTACCCATTGCTTTCAGTGCGTCGATTACTGATTCCATAATTTTCTCCTCAAAATTTACTTAACTGGTCTCATGTGGCTAACGTTTCCGCGATAGCTATCCCAGTCAAAGTTCACCCAAATGCCGTTATCCATGCGCAGGCGATCGATAACCCTCGCCCCCAGGGTCTCCACCAGCGCGTCGTAATTCAGGTTGGTCAGAACGCCAACCGGGCGCATTGCGGCCAGGCGGCGATCGATAATCTGGTTCAACAAAACTTTCTCGCCGCGGCTGTCACGCTGAATGCCTACTTCGTCGAGCACCAGCAAATCCACTTTGCAGAGGTCATCCAGCAGCGCGGCTTCAGAACGCCCTTCGTCATAACAGGCCCTGGCGCGCAGGGTCAGGTCCGGCACGGTCACAATCAGAACCGTTCGCCCCTGTTTCAGCAGATAATTTCCGATCGCCGCTGAGAGGTGGTTTTTCCCCGTGCCGGGCTTGCCGGTGAAAACGAAGCTCGCAAAGCCGGTTCCAAAATTTTGCGCATAACTCTTTGCCATACTCAGGGCATGGCGCTGTCCATCGCCGTTCACCGTGTAATTCGCGAAACTGCAGCTGCGGTGCAGGTTCTGGATCCCGGATCGCCCGAAAATTTTCTCTGCTCGTGTCTGCTGGTTGAGTTTGTCCACCTCAGCCGCACGTTTCTGCCCTTCCTCACGCTGCCAGGCCATCAGTTCTGCAGCGTTCTTGAATTTGGGTTCTACGCCTTGCGGAATTACGCGGCGAAGGCGATCGAGAATGGAACCTGCGTTTTGCATGCTTACCCCCTGAATCCTGGCGGAACGGTGTTATCTGGACGGGAGATCTGATTGATATCCCGTCCACCAGCCTGGTGATGCCCTGTGCCCGGTGCCGACAGGCGGATAATCAGGTCATCCCATTTTTCGCGGAGTTTGGCCGGGCATTTAACCTGGCGAACCCAAAACGTATCGCTCTGAACGCGCTTGAACATTTCACAAATTTGCTTGTGGCTACGGCCATCAAGGGTGCGCATCAGACGAACGTCATTCGCCCAGACCGTCCAATTCGGCTCTTTCGGACGAACGATCTCTCCGTCAAAGGTTGCGGCCTCCTCGTAGAGTTTCAGCACGCGCTTCCAAATCCATTGCGCACAGGTCAAATCTTCCTGGCTACCCCACTGGCGTTTCGCAGGGCTACAAACCACTGCTTCCGGGTGACGATTTAAAAATTCTGCTTTTGAAATCTTCCCGTCGGACTGCGAAGCATCCGGACGAGAATTATTTTCTGGTTCTTTGACTGGTTCAGAAGAGTGACTGATTCTGGGTGAATCTCCTTCACTATCTCCTGGTGAATGTGCTGCACCATCTGGTGAATTTCCTGCACCAGCCCCTGGTGAATTTGCTTCACCATCCTGGTGAATCTCCTGCACTACCCTCGCACTGGTATTTGCACCGCTCAGGGTTAGTCGGTAGAAATTGCTGCCATTGCCTTTCGGCCCCGATCTGGTCTCTTTTCGCATCAGTCCAGACTCGCAAAGCGCGGCAACATGATTCATGACGGAACGACGGCTGATCTCACACTGATCAGCGATATGCTGATAGCTCGGCCAGCATTCGCCCTGGTCACTTGCGTTATCGGCCAGCTTAAGCAGGACCAGCTTACGAAGCGGGTTTCCTACCTTGACCTTCATCGCCTGAACCATCAGTTCCATGCTCATAGAACACCTCGATACATCTGAACTAGGCTACGTTTGAACAAGCTGAAACCAGCTTCACTTTGACGCCGACCATCTGCGCCAGCGCGTCGATAGCTTCCAGAGTCTCGCGGCGGATTACCGGTTGCGGCTTGCCTGTGAAGACAGCATTGGTGGCTTCGATACACTCTTTGTTAACCCTGGCCGCCCGGTAGTGCATGCAGTCCTTCTGCGCCAGTTCGTTATCAATAGCGGTACGAATGGCATAGCTCAGCGCTTCCGCCTGTTTCAGGTAGTTAGGTGTATCGTTGCGGAACGCACGCTGAATAATCTGCTTGTTGTTGTGCAGCCGGCGCGCGTACTCGTCCGGATCCGAAACGTCATCCAGTGACTGAAGCAGATCGCCAAAGTGATGAGGGGTTATCAGCTGCGTTACTGTCTTCCAGCCCTTTTCCTGCGCCCAGGACTCCAGTTCACATGCAAGTTTTTTGATTTCCATCAGTCAGACTCCTTAGGGGCTTTGGGGTTAACCTTGTGTTCATACAAAACTGAGTCGTACTTCAATGCACCACCCGTTAATTTTTCCAGTCGAGCGGCGCGTCGTTCAGGTACAAACTCCCCCCACTCACTGACAGAGGATCGAGCGATGTTGAGAGCCCTCGCCACGTTGGCTTTTTTCCCAAAGTGTTTGATTACATCTTCGGTTTTCATTTTGTTCTCCTTGGTAAGTTTTCCTAACTTTAAATGTTAAGGAAACAAGAGTCAATGCGCGTTAGGATTTCCGAACTATGAAAACGATCGGTCAGCGTATAAAAGAGCGGCGCTCTGCTTTGAAATATACCCAGCGCAGCCTAGGCAAACAGGCTGGGGTTGCTCATGTCACAATCTCTCAGTGGGAACGTGATGAAACCTCACCAAGGGGTGATAACCTCTTCAAGTTAGCTGCGGCTCTAGGTGTAGAACCTGGCTGGATCATCAAAGGTGATGACGGATACGAACCCGCCCCGGCAGAATCGTATCGGATGTTGTCACCACAACAGATTCAGCTTCTGGAACTGTTTGAAAAACTTCCCAACTCAGAGAAAGAACAACACATCATCAATTTGCGGGACAAGGTCAAAGACTACGATGAAACGTTCAACGACCTGATTAAGACCAAAAGCAAAGAAGAAATCCTGCAGATCCTCAAAAATCTCAACATCAAATAAATTTCTCCGCGCCAGGCCGCATCAATAGCGGCCTCTTTGTGTTTTTCGCGACCTAATTGTTAGGTTTTGCGAAATTCAACCTTGACTCCTTGTTAGGTTTAAATAACAATCTTCGTTATCAAAACTTAACAGCAGTAATCAGTAAACGTTCCGCCTACCCGGCGATAAGGGTGAACAAACCGAACAGGCAGGATGCCCACGAAGTAGCCGCCCGGGGCATATGAAGACCGGGATGATTCGCCAGTGTGAAGGGGAGAAAGCCGATGGATGAGAAGTTAGAAGCGCTTTTAGAAAAGATTGCGCGCCTGGAGCTGGCAGCCAAGCGAGGTTTGCAGATAAACGAAGAGATTAAGCCTTATTTAACACAAGGCCAGGTGATCTCCGTTGAATACTGCAACGGAACGCTGAAAAGCTGCACTCTATTTCGTAAATGGATTAGCGAGTATTTCGGATCATCTGAATCGACTGCTGCTCAGACATGCCGTGATTCTGAACAATGACATCGAGCTCTTCACTCTCCGTCTCATTGTAAAAAGTTTCACTGCCAAGGCTGTGGAGATTGCCGGTAATGACGTGACCTATTTCAACATCATACCCACCGAGCAACTCAGCAACTGTGAATTCTCCGATTTGGTCACGGATAACGATGTAACCAATGCGGTGCTCATGATGCACTACGACTCCGCGCATGTAAGTTTCCTTGCTGGCTGTGTGAGAACTCCAGCATACCACCGAGCCTGAAGTGGTGAAAAGACAGGCGCACAACATGGAAGCACATTCCACCCTTTCACTAACGGGGATTGGTTTGTTAGCTGGCGGAATGTGCTTCCAGTTGTGCGCAATCGGAAATTGTAGATGGCTGTTAATAACCTTCATAGGGGATTCATTATGACAGACTTTAATCGTCAACCATCACGGCAACAAGCAGTCCGCCTTAACTGGTTTGAAATAAAACTCCGACAACTTTGTTATTTTCTGGCTCAGAAAGGCAACCCTGAACTCTGAAGTTTACTTGTCAAAACTGACGCAATAACCCGACAGATATTTAATCATAAATAGTTAAAAATCGATGCCTTAAACGGCAGGGATTTTCACACCTTAGATTAAGGATTGTAAAATGAAAGCAATTATCACAACCGTAGAAATGAACCTGGCTATCGTAAATAAAGATATTGCAACCTTTAATATTGACGGTGCCATTTCTGGTGTTGTTCATTTGCCATCGTCAGGCCCTGTTACCGTTGTGCTTGACGGTGGCTATGTGCTGGGTGAGTTTCTTTGCCCGGTTTGCGCTGTTAAGCGCATTAGCTTGCTGTCTGTGAGCTTCGCAGAAGCGCAGAACGCTTGTGGCATGTCTTATTACGATCACAAACGCCAACAACTTAACTGATATGGATGACATCATTTGTCATTGCGCTGTTTGCTGCCACGAATATAAAAAATCGGAAATGCATGAAAGGAAAACAGACATATACCCCTTTAAGCGCATGATTTATTTATGTGAGCAATGCAATTTAAAAAGAGAAAGGCGTAACGCGTTAAAAAATGTAAAGCGTGTTATTAGAAAACCATATCGCTAAAAATCACCTTCCTAAAATCATAGAGGTAATTATGCCTGTTGAATTAAAAGTTTTCGGCGGTGCTTATTTCCCTAAAGATAAAGCACGAAAAAAACACCCCGATTTAAAACCACTTGCCACAGCAGTAAATGCGGCAACAAAAGCCATCGCTGAAGCCGTTATTTTCGGCAAGCTGGCGGCAGAACATCCTGAACATATTGATGATTATTTTAAGGTGAAAATCTGGGAACACCGCGAAGGTCTTCCCTGCCCTGATTTTGACGTTTTCTCATCTGCATTTTTCGACAGTGTGGCTGTATGGAATGTGAATGCCGGAGAACCAGCTGCTGCACCACAGCCTGAGACTGAAGCAAAGGAAGAATGGGAGGACAACAAGACTCAGGAAGAAATTAAAATCGTTTCGCAGCTCGACCAGGCATCCCGCGCAGCTTGTCTGGCACTGTTCGGCCCGGTCGCTGGAATCACTTCAGCACAGTATGGCCAGATCGTCGATTTGAAGAATGATGATGAACCCAGCTTTGCCCGCGAGCTTGCAGAAGCGCTGTCCAAAGAAACACGAGCACTGGCTCTGGCACCTGAACGACAGGAGCAGTTGCTCGCCTGGGTGCGTGAGGACACTAAAGAAACGACCCAGTGGCCAGACATAAAAAGGCGGATCACCAGATGGCTGGATACGCCGGTAGATAAGCGTCCGCAAGCTGCCCCCGTCAACGAAGACAACCGCAGAGACTCGGGTGCCACCCTGGGGGGCGGTAACAAGACAGACCGCAGTCCGGATCTGGTTCATAACCTCTCTACGCTGCGTATCGAAGTGGCTGTTGCCATTCTGAGCATGTACGACGAGATCGACATTTACTGGATCCCGAATAAATACATGATTCCAGCGAAAGCCATGGCCGAAGCAGAACAGGACACCCGTTTCACAGCGTGGTGGAAAAAACTGCGCAGTACCCCAGGCATTCTGGATTATTCCCGTGCGGCCATTATCGCCCTGATTAAATCCGCTCCGGAGGACATTTGGATGGATCCTGTTGCCTTGCGTGAATACATCAATCGCGAGCTGGTTGAACGTGACCATGCGAACCCTGACCAGAAAACGGTTGATATGGCCTGCCGCCCTAAACCGCGCACTAATGCTGAGAAAAAAGAAAATGATGAAACCGAATCGACTGTACCGGTCAAAACTGATCTACCAGCAGTTTGCCCGGCAAAAGCTGCGCAGCTCGACAAAGAACTCAACGAGGCATTCGCTCAGAGCTCAGCCTCAGAAAAGCAAGCAAGTGAACAGCCACGAGTGGAGAACCTGGGCGGCGGCGTCTTCTCTGTTGATGCTCTGATAAATACCCCCTGCTCAAATGAAGTCGAAAAACAGGAAGTGCCACCAGTACCAAATGATCGCAACTTTGCGATTTTGCATGCTCTTAATGACCTTATTTCTGGACGCACCGACATCATGGGGAAAGAAGAGGCAGAGGGCGTGGTGGCATGCACCGGCCAGCGGGTTTCTGATGTTATCCCGCTTCTACTGACAGATATCACAACCACGGAATTCTGCCTGTCTCCTGAGTTCTCCGACGAGGAGATCCACGACGTGGCAACCACGATGCTGGATAGCTGGTCCGACGATATCAATGTGCGCCAAAAAATTGCCCTCGATGCGATTGTTGAATACCGCCGCCCGGAACCACCAAAACAGGTTGTACTCGATCCGCCATCAGTCACGACAAAACCTAAAGCCGAGCCCATGGCAGCACCAGAAACAAACGTTCAGAAATCTTCGGTTACCTACCTGCAACAGCTGACCATTGCAGCGCTGCAGGGCTTATGTTCCAACCCGGCATATTGCAATCAGTATGAGGAACTACCGGCTATGGCCGCCGGGCTTGCCCTCAGCGTGATCAACCATCAGGAAGGCTCCTGTGCGTCTGATTAACCGTAGCAAGGGAGACAGCATCGGCGGGCCAGCATGCGCCGCCGCGCTCAAATGCCATTTTGAGAAATATGGCGAGCATGGACGTCGTTACACCCAGACGATTTACACAGTGCGTGTTGGCGAACAGAAAGTGACAGTCGAAGTCGTCAACCGGAGCCGTAGTTATGTGGCGACGGTCATGACCAGAGCCCGTCATCTTCGCCGCCTGCCAGGGTTGGCTGATTCGTGAGATTCAATATCCGCCAGCTGCAGCACGTATGATCGCAGCTGGCTATCAAGAGTGATAGCTATGAGTGAACAAAGTCTGATACCGCTGCGGGACTGGAAAGCTCGCAGATTGCACTTCCCCATAACAATCACATGCCTGGTGAAACACGGGAAACTGGGATACATACAACCGAGGCCGATTAAAATTGGAAATCGTTGGTGTATAGACGAACAGGCAATTTATATCGGACCAGGCGCGACGGGAGTCGAACCAGAAATTCACAGTGACGATGACGAAATTTTGCGGGAGATCCTGAGCGATGTCACCAAGGCCACGAAAAAATAATGTATCCATTTCCGGGCTGTATGCCCGGTTTGATCGTCGCACAGCAAAAACCTACTACCAGTATAAAAACCCTTTAACGGGTAAGTTTCACGGTCTGGGCACCGACAGGGAGAAAGCGGAAAAAATAGCCATAACAGCAAATCAGAGAATTGCAGCAGCAGAAGCCGAGCATTATTTGCGTCAAATTGATGAAAGTCCTAAAGCAGCAGCCCAGCGCGGGATCAGCCTCAAAGCATGGATAGAACGTTATCTGAAGATTCAGAAACAAAGTCTGGATTCTGGCTCGCTATCGCTGAAACGCTTTAAAGAAAAAAAACGCATGGCAGAGTTGCTCTCCAGGCGGCTTGGTTCCCGGCCAATGAAGAGTCTGGAGGTAAAGGATTTTGCCGTGTTATTGGATGAATATCTGGATGCTGGACATGCCAGCAGCGCCCTCTGCAACCGGGTAGTCTGGGTGGATATTTTCACTGAAGCACAGCATGCTGGAGAAGTACCTCCTGGATGGAATCCACCAGCAGCAACAAAAAAACCTTCGGTGAAGGTTACACGTGCGCGCCTCTCTCTGGACGAATGGAAAAAAATACTGGAGCAAATACCGGAGGATCGGTACTCGCATAAAGCGATGCTGCTTGCTTTAGTCACTGGTCAGCGCCGGGAGGATATTGCGAACATGAAATTTTCAGATATTAAGGACGGCTATCTGTACATCGAGCAAAGCAAAACGGGGGCCCGCATTGCATTGCCGCTGAACCTTCGTTGTGAGGCCATTGGCTTATCTCTGGAGGATGTAATACGGAAGTGTAGGGATAGGTTTGTCAGCCCCTACCTATTGCACGGGAAAATGAACACTAAGGCGAAACCTGTGAATCTGATTTTGGTTTCAAAAGAGTTTGCCGCGGCACGTGATGCAGCCGGTATCGTACCGCCTGCAGGAAAAACACCAACAACGTTTCACGAACAGCGTTCATTATCCGAACGACTTTACCGCGCCCAGGGAATCGATACGAAAATTTTGCTGGGCCATAAAACACAGTCAACCACTGACAGATACAACGACGATCGCGGGAAGGAATGGACCAAACTTGCAATTTAA